GACCTAATGCTTCTTTTACTCAAAAGGCAAATTTTGCCGTACATCGAGAAGCTCGTGCTGCGTTTGCTGGTTCCTTTGCTCGTGGCGGTGGATTAGTTCCTACTATGTTTGCTCCTACGGCTAAAGAGGCTTTTCTTACTCCGTGGAAGAGACAGCACAAAGTAGGTAGTGAAGCCCATATTAGAAACCTAGAACAGATGTTAGCAAAAGACCCCAATAGTGAAGGTATACAAAAAGCACTTAAGTCAGCAAAGTCAAGTACCTCTAAGTTAGGTATGCTTGGTAGAGTTGGAGGCGGTGCTCTTGCAGGAGCCTTTGTTGTTTTGCCTGCTTTTATAACTCCAGGTAGTGGAGTAGAAAAAGCCCGAGCAACTGCCGGTGGTGTTGCTGGACTTGGTGGATGGGCTCTTGGTACTAAGTTAGGAGCAGGCACTGGAGCGGCTATTGGTTCTGCTATTTTCCCTGGTGTCGGAACTGCAATTGGAGCAGTTGCTGGAGCTGTCATTGGTGGTATCACTGGCGCTATTGGTTTTGATATGGGTTTTCAAGAACTAACTAGAATTCCTGATAGAATGGTTGAGAGAGAGCGTTCTCGCCGCAAATTAGACTGGGTTGGAGATAAACGTGCTTTCCAAACTCAGAGAGCCTCTACAATGAGACAACAATCTATGGAAATGATGAATAGAGGTATGATGTCTGCTAGATCCATGTTGGGTCGAGAAGGCGTTATGCTCCATCAATAGGTGACTTATGATAGATGAACTTGCTGACCTTAGACAACTTGACTTGCCTTTTGACGTTGATAATGTTGACCAACAGTGTATCGAGTGTATTCGTGCCCAACTAGTCAAATACGAAAAACACCAAGATGCCTCTGGAAAAACCTGCAAAGGAAGATTTCTTGTTGATTGTTTTGGTATACCAAAGGATATTATAGACCCAACAGTGAAAACAGGTCTTTCTTCTGAACAAATAGAAAATCTTGAAGCAGTACAAGATATTGTTAAGTTTGCAAAGAAGTATCTTCAACTTCCAGATGGAACGCAATGGGAAGCAAGAGAGTATCAAGAAAAGGTTTTAAGATGTACAAGTCGTCGTAAAGTTTTAAGAATTGGTAGAAGAACGGGAAAAACTGATTCGGTATGCGTTGAAATTTGTTACTATTTGTTTACTCAAAAGAAATGCAGACTACTTGTAGTTGGTCCTCAAAAGGTACATGTAGAAGAAATTTTTGGTCGTGTTCGTGCTTTTATTGCTGCAAATCCACTATTAGCGGATTCTGTTGTACATGATATTTCTGCTCCTTATTATCGACTGGAACTTTCTAATGGTTCTGAACTTCGAGGTTTTGCTGGCGGTACAACAGGAAAGAAAGAAGGTACTTCTATTCGAGGCCAGAATGCTGATAGAATTTATATTGAAGAATGTGACTATGTGGACGAAAATGCCCTTCAAGGTGCTATTATGCCGATTTTACACACAACTCCAACAACCACTCTAGTTGCATTCTCTACTCCTTCCGGCTTTAAAAGTGTTTATTATTCAATGTGTTGTGATAGTCCTGCATATAAAGAATATCATTACACGTACAAGGTTCTTCCTCACTGGAAACAAGTCGAAGCAGAAAAGTCAGCCTTTACAGAAGAACAATGGAACAGAGAGTATTTGGCTAATTTCGGAGATGCAGAATCTGGTGTTTACAAGCCACATTACATTGACAGAGCTTCAACAAACTACGAATATTCAAATATGATTCGTAATCCAGTGTGGAAATACACAATAGGAACAGACTGGAATGAGAAACACGGAACAGAGATATGTGTTCTTGGATATAATTCTATTACTCACACATTCCAAGTAGTTGAAGCCTTGTTGATAGAAAAATCTGAATTTACTCAGTTGTCTGGCATCTCTAAGTTACTAGAAATGAACAAAAAGTGGAAACCATCTTTTGTTTATATAGATGCGGGCAACGGGTCGACAAACTATGAATTACTAAGAAAAACTGCATACGAGAACTCTTCTCGTGATGGCGATAGAGATACGGCAAGATTACTTCAAATACTAAAACGCTATGACTCTGGAGCATCTATTGAAATTAGAGATCCTGTTAGCCAACAAAAAATCAAAGCTCCAGCAAAACCTTTTATGGTGAATTCTTCTGTTCGTCTATTCGAGCAAAATAAAATAAAAATCTCTTCTTTTGACCATGTACTCGAAAAACAACTAAGAAACTACATTATTGAAAGACTTACACCAACAAAAACCCCAGTATATGGATTATCAGAACCAAAAGTCTTGGATCATAGATTAGATGCTTTAAATCTAGCTATTGTTGCTTTCCAGTTAGAGTTTAGTGACTTACATGCACAACATGTATGTACTGAGACGGCTTCTGTAGCCGATCCAAGAACAACTAGACATATTGATGGTTCTAATAAGACGCAAGACGAAAGATATAGCAAACCAGAAGAAAGACGAATGGAAAGTGCGGAGATGACCTGGGTCGAAAAACAACTTTTTGCTAATCGTGTAAAATCAGACTTGTCTCACATTCCTTCAAATAGACCGGGATGGAGCGAAGACAAGGAAAACGAAAGAAGAGCAGAATGGTTGCAACGTAGACGATCTAGAGGTAATGTAGAACGTAATAGGCCGAATAGATCAAACATCTAGGAGACTACAATGGCATTAAAACTTTATTTTGATAATGCTTCTGCGGAAAAATCAGAAGTAACAAGTGGAACCGACTTTTCGAATCCTATTACAACTACTCACGATGGTAAGAATGGCGACTTCAAGTCAGTTTGTCTTTATATCAAGAATGATGATGCTGCTTTATGGTATTCAAATATAGAGATTCTTCCTGTTGACTTGGTTGATGCTTCTCCTTATGGCGACGTGGCTTATGATGAAACTGGTTGGGGAATTAAGTTAAACGAAGGAGGAGACGAACCAACTCCGTCAGAATGGAACGATATTGATTGGGGTAAAAAACTTTCTGTAGAAGATATTGGTTCTGTTCTTGGGGCGGACACAACTACTTATTTCCCATTCTGGTATCTTATTACCTGTCCTCCAAATACAAACGCTCAAAACAAAAGCGACATAATTCTTAGGGTGAGCTTTACAGAGAACTCCGTAACGGTGTAACAATGGTAGACTTAAACAAACTTCTGCATCCTGAAGATAGAGAACTCATGGAAGGCCAGACTGGCGTAAGTTGGGTTCCAAAAGAACCAAGAGAAGTACTTCTTCCTTATATGTCAGATATCACTCCAGAAGAAGACAGAAAGAGTGTAGAGTCTAGAAGAAAAAAAGCAAAAGAAGTAATGGACGGATATTCGAAAATTATTGCTAAATGTGCTTCTACTCGTGCAGAAATAGAACAACGATGCAAGAATGTCACTGTAAAAATAAACTCTTCTCAGCATCTAAATGTTATAGAAGCCATTGGTAGACTTTTTGGTATTGAGACCAATGAGATTACTTTTGAGATGTACAAACAGTGTATTGAAATACTTGCACAGATGTCAGCAGAAAACGTTCCAACACTAGGTGGTAAGTAACATGATGCTAGTAGCTCCCATTGACCAAGCCGCTTTTGATGAACAAGCTACAGGAACAACATACTGTAAGCTGTTTCCTTATCTGATTGAGCATTTTCTTACAAGAGAAGACGCTAAGATCGCTATCAAGTCAAATAATCTTCTTGTTAACGTTACTGCAACAGGAAACACAAACGTTGCTGGTGCTGCCGGTGCCATGACGGGTGTTACAATCACTCCAGTTGCTACTCAAGTCATTGTTGGCTATGATGGAAGTGCCTCTACTCCTGGAACAATTACTTTGGCCGAACAAATTAGAGCAAAGAAGATTACTGGCGACGTTGCTATAGGTGCCTTAACTACAGGCCTAGAAGAGGCAATGGGATAATGGGTATTTTAGACGACAAATATCAGATTTCTCCTAGTGGGTCTAAAAGTAAAACTCAAGATGCTTCTGACTTTGCAGATCGTCAAGGAACTACGATTGGTGATGCCCTTACTACTGGATTAGATAAGACAACAGCTGAAAAAGCTAAAGATGCACTTTCTGGTAAGGGTGCTGGATTCTCTTTTGGCACAAAGAAGACAAGAGGACCCCGCGACGATAAAGATGCTGCCGCCATTATAGCCGCATATGAAAGTGGATCTGTATATATGGATGGCGAAGATGCAGCCTTGGTAACTCACTACAAAGATGTTCATTCTACTGAAACTTTTTCACAAAGAGTTCAGGAACAAATGAATTATTACCCTGGTATCCATAATTCAACCGGAACTTCTTCTGAAACGAACCCTTTTGTTAAAAATGCCGAACAAATGGCAGAGTCAAGACTAAACAAATGGGATAATGCGATGGATAGTCCAGATTCTTTTATGGGCGCACTAAGAAGTAATGTTCCTGTAGATGAAAACGGGAACCAAGCTTTTAACTACGACAAAATCTTCGGAACAGAAGGTTCAGCCAAAGACAGAGCTGTTGAAATGGGGAAAATGCTCACAGAGTGTGTTCCTTGTTTTGATAGATTGCTTGATTTGGATGGTCTTGTTCCTGATGGAGACTTGTTGGAAGTTCATGGGTTAAACGTAAAACTAAGACTAGACTTTTTAGACAAAATCATGGAACTGTTTAAAAGTCCTGGGTCGTTAGTCGATATTTGTCAATTGTTAAAGCTCCTTTCTGGTTTGTGCCCAACAGACCTTATTGCTTTGTTGGCACTATTAACACAATACTTGGCAAAGATAAACCTAGACTTTAAGTTCAATCTAGACTTTATTCTAAATCTCATTGGTCCTATTCTAAGTCCATTTTTAAATGCTCTTTCTCAATGGTTAGACAAATGGGTGCAGTTGATCCTTGCACCAGTTCTTTGTATTACAGATCATATCAACGAAGTTATCTATTTGCTGAACGTGACTAAGATTGCAAGCCAAAGTGCTCATTTTGATCTTAACGGTGAATCAAATATCAACGTATTGGGTATAACTGGTTTGTCTGGCGCTGGTTCTACAATTGATGCTGGCTTCTCTACACAGGGAGACACTTGGACAGAAAGTGAAGCTTTTCGCTTTGATACGGTTGCCGACAAGAACTACGAAGAGTATCGTCCAGAATTGCCAAATGAAGAAATGGATGCCTCTTGGGAAGAAGCTTTAAGTGGTTGGGGTAAGATGACTCCCACGGAAAGAACAGAAGCAGAAGAACGTAAAAAACAATTTGATGAACTTAGGAAAGAACGAGAAGAAAGAAGTAGGAATCTTCAAGAACTTCCTGGTTACAGACAAGAATTGATTAGTGACGGTTCTCGGTGGAGTGAAGATGGAACTCCTTTGTCAGAGAAAACCAAAATTGGTAGTTTCTCTAAAGGTATGGAAAATCATCCTCCAGAAAAACAAGCTTTTCCATCAGAAGCTACAAAGTACTTTGATCCTTCTCCGATGGTAAGCTCTATTGTGCAGCTTAGGGATATAGTTCAGTCTGCTGTTCGTTATGTTCAAGATTGGTTTAATTATGCAGTACAGATGATATACGATCTGTTAGGAGTAGACTTTGGCTGGTTAAGCAAGAAAACAGACTCTTCTTTTCTTAAGTCACGTCTTATCCAGATGATTCTATTGATCAAATCGGTGTTAGAGTCTATTGCTAAAAATGGACTTAAGTGCGGACTACATAGTAATTTTGATATTTCTCAGATGAAACACGTCTTAGAAAACAACTTTAATACCTTTAGTACTGGTCATAAGTTTGAAGTACTTGATAATGGAGACATTAAGGTTTTGCCTCCTGGAACCAACATTTCTTTGCCTTCAGTCGAAGATGTTTCTTCTGTTATAACCCAACAGCAAGCAGACAAAGAAGCTGGCGCTCAAAGAACAGAAGACAAGACGTCTCCTAGTGTTAAGTTGAATGAACAAACCAGGCAAAAAACTCAAGAATCAGGTATCATAGTTAAGAACTGTCTACGTGACATGAGCAAAGAAGAAGTAGAAAAAGCAAGACAATGGATATCGGATTATGAGAGGAGACTTGGATCAAATGCCTGATGTCAAGAACGAAGGAATGCAATTGACAAAACAAGCAATTATTCCTCGTGCAATACCATCTCCTGCTAAGGTTTATACGAATAATACTGGTCGCGGACGCGCACCAACAGCTAGATTTGAAGACTCTGAGTGGGATCTTTACGAAACTGGCCGCATTCAAGATACTGAGTCCTTTGTTAGAAGGGCTTTTCGTGTAAAGAAAAATCTCTTCCTTAAAGAAGGATACGAGTTTGTTGGATCTGATATTAATAGGGTTAGATACATCAAGCGTCGCTTCCAGCAGATGGAACATGCAACTAAGGTTCCCTGGCCAGTTCTTTTGTCTCAGACAATAGCTTCCCTTATTCGGTGTTCTAATGCATTTTGGGTAAAAGTACGAAACGAAGATGCTTCTGGTGGTAAGGTTCGTGTTACGCCAGAAGGAAAAGCCATTAATCCTGTTGCTGGGTATTTTCTTGTTCCCGCCGAAACAATTCGCTTTAAAAGAGACGAATTTGGCAAAATACTCAAATATCAACAAGAAGTATATGGACATAACAAAATAGAGTTCAATCCAGAAGATGTTATTCATTTTTTCTTTGACAAGATGCCTGGTTTTGGTGTTGGAACGCCTTCTTTGGTTCCGGTTAAAGACGACATTAGGGCATTACGTCGAATTGAAGAAAACCTAGAACTTCTTTTATATCAACACCTTTTCCCTCTGTTTCATTATCAGGTTGGTACTCCAGAGTCTCCAGCTGCAACATTTCCAGACGGCACTTCCGAAATAGAGGTCGTAAAGATCAATGTAGCCAGGATGCCTAGTGATGGTTGCTGGGTTACGCCAGAAAGACATAAAATCATTCCTTTAGTTGCAGGAACTCCTCCTGTTGCTGTTGAAAAAGTGATTGCTCACTTTAAACAACGTATTTATACGGGTCTTGGTGTTAGTTCTGTTGATATGGGTGAAGGCGGAACGGCTAATCGTTCAACAGCTCAAACAATGTCAAGAAACCTTATTGATGAAACTAAAGCAGACCAAAAAGAGTTTGGTTCTCAGTTTTATTTCTTTGTTATCCAAGAACTTTTACAAGAAAGCACATTCTCTGACGACTATATGTTTGATGAAGAGAATAGAGTCTATTTGAAGTTTAAGGAAATAGATCAAGAGACTAGACAGGCTAAAGAAAACCATCTTGTTGATATCTTTGTCAAGAACGCAATTACACATGATGAAATGCGTCAAGAGTTAGGTATGGAGCCTTTTCAAGGTGAAGCTTGGCCAACATCAAATAGCAAAGGTAAGATGTTTGTTAAAGGCGACGGAGACTTTGCTAAAACATTCTATGGGTTGTTTGACAGAGATAAGATTATTCTTCAGTCGATTGACGAACCAGGAACTGACGAGGCCAAATCTGCTTCAAAGTCTTCGGCAGTAGCTAACAAAAACAAACCAAAGAATCAACATGGAACCCGTCCCTCTGCAAAACTAAACAAAGACTCTTATGACAGGAATCCTGGTGTCGGTTCTTTGGATAGTATTTATGCGATGGGAACACCTCTTTGTTCTGCTTTTAAGAGTATTAAAGATGGAGTTGTTGCTTCTATTTTGCGCCAAGGCACAAGAATGTCTGTTATTGAAACACAGATAAATATTGCCTTTTCTGCCGCAAAAGCAGAGTTAACTAGAATTTGTCATTATGCTTTTAGAGCTGGTGTTATTGATGCTGGTAGACAACCTTACGAGATGCGGCTTGACCGCGCAGACGCACAAGTCGCTGACCATATTCAAAGGTATGTAGAAAAACTAGCCGATCAACTAATTGATAGAATCAGAGCTAATACATCAAAAGTTTCTTCTTTAAAGGTAGAAGATTCTGTTTTTGTTGGTCTTGTTTTTGATGCAATGGAACATCGTACAGAAATGATTGACGATAGTGAAATCATGAGGGCTTATAACTTTGGCTTGGCAAATGCTTACCGTGCCAGTGGGGCTCCTGTGATTGTTTCTTCTGGAAGTGAGAAAGATTGCGACCTTTGTAAAAACTACGTTTTGAAATACGATGAATCAAATGCTATAATTTATGAAGAGTTGCCTCCGGTCCATTCACATTGCAAATGTGTTATGATGGTTAAGAATTAGGAGACTATCTATAATGGCTAAAAATAAAGACATTGTTGAGTTTAGAGACTATATCTCTATTGCCAAACCAACAGATGAGCAGACTAAAATTATCAACGATAGTTTTAATGATAGTTATGTTTCTGTTGACGGGCAAACTAAAGCACTTGAGGTAACTCTTAAGGCTACTCATTCTGCTATTTACAACCTAAATAAGCGATTTTATATTCCTTCTCGAATGGCCGATGGCGCAAAAACATTCTCCAATAAGAAGAAACCAACTAAAATTCTTAAACATCATCGTGCAGACGAAGATCCCGTTGGTCTTATTGTTAGTGCAGAATATGTTCCTACCATTCCAGATGCTTTGCGCTTAAATAGAGACGTCCAGATTCTTACAGATAGCTCCAATAGTATCGCCAAACAAGTTCAAGCAGCAAAAAGATTTCTGAAGTCTGGTATTCCTTTAACCGATGGTTGGGAAGGTCTTGGATATATTAAACTAAAGACAGTTATCTTAGACCCTAAGTCGATGAGTCAAATCAGTAATGGTCTTATTGATTCTGTTTCTACTTCTTTTAATTCTCCTGGCGAAGCTTATTGTTCTGTCTGTGGACAAAACTGGGCAAAAGACGGATTTTGTGATCATGTGCCTGGAGAGACATATAAGGACAACGAAGAAGAAGAGGGCGCTGTCTGTTGTTTAATTCCTGGTATCCATGACTATCAAGAATGTAGTTTGGTTACTTTTGATGCAGACCCGTTAACATCAATTAGTATTGGTCATCAAGATTCATTAAAAACATGGTCGATTCCAGTAGAGGACTGGAAAAATAAAGAAGTTGCAAATTCTAGCGAATTTGTGTATGCATTTAAAGACTTTAAGGAGGAAGGAACAATGGCAGATCAGATCGAAGTTGAATCGACTGAACAAGAGAAGAGAGTCCTCCAAGTCGTATTGGCCGATAACCCTGCAATGGAGGCACCAGCAGCGCTAGAACTTGCTAAGGCAGTTTTGGCGAAGAAACAAGCTGATGGTTTCTATCCAAATCAGGAAGAGGCAAATATCGACGAGGAAACAGCAATCCGCTATATCCTGGATGATATGGCAACCACTGGCCAAGAAATCAATGCCGACGAACTTTACGTCGAACTTGAGAAAGAACTTGCTTCTGAAGGACTTTCAGATGCAGTACTTTCTGCTGAAGCTCGAAGTAAAATGTCTGAATCTACTTTCTGCGGCCCACTACGCTCTTTCCCGGTTCCAGATTGTGCTCACGTTACAGCTGCTCGCAGGTTGATTGGTCGTTACAAAGGTCCTGGCGACAAGAGTGCTGTTCTTGCTTGTGTGTCTCGTAAGGCAAAAGCTCTTGGTTGTGGAGAAGCTAAGGATGCAGCAGAACCAGTTGTTGAAGAAACTGTGGTTACTGAAGTTACCTTTGTTGTGCCAACATGCGAAAACTTGCAATCTCTTTCAAAAGATGATGCATTAAGTTTATTTGCAATGGCTGAAGCAGAATTAATTACTCGCAACTTGAAAGTTCAGCGAGAATGTAGTAAGTGTGCTACACATGAAGACAACACAAAGAAAGTCGAAGGAGAGCTAAAAGACTCTCAAAGCAAGGTTAAAAACCTTGAGACTACACTGCGTGTTCTTCGTGAAGAACTACAGAGACAATACGTTGATTATGCTTGTCAGATTGACCGTTTTGTTGATCAAGGCGTTAAACTTAGGGCCGTTCAAGAAGAAAAAGTTGCAATGATTTCCGTGCTTTGTGGCAAACACGTTGATATGGCCACTGCTTGTGAGTCTCTGCACTCTTCTGATCTTGTTTCTGTCGAAGCCTCTTTAAACTTCAAGCTTGAAGACGCTGTTGCTAAACTAAATGACGGTATGTCTAGGGAGCCTAAAGGCGTAGTCGTTGATCCTTCTATCAATCCAGATGCTGACAACAAAAAGATTCCTGAAGGATTAAGTGCCCCTGCTGTTGCTGCAATTGAGAACATTAAAGATTTCTTGGCGGAAGGCCAAGTTATGAACGCAAAAAGACTTTATGATAGAATGGTATATCGTAAGGTCCTTGATGATAAACTAGTCCCGTTTGAAAATCTTCAGCAAAAAAATGCTGAGTAAGTATTAGGAGGTTAAAGATATGTCTACAATTCCAAGAGGATATGTGGCAAACCACAAGTTCTGGGATCGCATGGGCCGGATCACACCTAATGTTGAGTGGTCTGAGTCTGATCGTCCACATTTTGAAGGTATGCCCGCACCGTGGCTTCCTGTTCAGCGCTATGAGCAAGAAATTGAAGCTTGGTATACCGTTAGTTCTGGTAAAGCTGTTGGTCTTGATCGTGAAGGTCATCTAGTTCCTGCCGGTCTTCGTGTTAAATGGTGTGTTGCTACAAGTACTGCTTCGTTGGTTTATACAGATAATGACGTAGGTCTTGTTTATGATCTCACAACTGGTGCTCTCGTTACTGCTGCTGTTAGTTACACAGAAGACGAAGTAACACTGGCTCTTCGTTCTCGTGGTTTGATCAAGACTACTGAACGTGCCATGGACTTCATTTCGAAACCCATTGGTATCGCTTCTTATAACTATTTCAAAGCTTCCGGAACGGATCATTTCAATCCTCGCACTCTGATTCAGCACAACTTCCGTCCGCAAGCTCTTGCTGCGGTCACTTGTGACTATGTCATTACTCTTCCTGTTCTCCCTGCTCTTGCTACGGCAGAAGCTACAGCTAATGCTCTTCTCGATGGTGCTAGCGATCTTGATGCTGCGTTTGACACGACTCGTACTAAAGGTTGGTTCGGTTCGACTGCTATTGCTGGTTCTCTTCGTTATGCCAGTGAAGTTACTGCAGGCGACGACGTTGTTTGTTATTTGACTACCAACTTCCCGTTGGCTCACATCACGGACGAGAGTCCGATGACCTGGTCTACTGGTACAATGACTAACGAAGTAGATTCGATCTCTGCCATCTCTGCTCTCGGTGATTTTTTCGTCGACCATGAGGTTGGCGTTATCTTTATGTTCGAGACTGATGGCAATGCTATTCCTACTGGAATGACAACTTCTACCACAGTGACTTATTATCACTATGGTGCTGAAGGTACTGGCACTAATACGGTTTCTACTTTTGCTTGTGCAACAGGCAATCTTGAATTCGGCGATTTCCTCGCTTGTGACAAAAATAGTAACTTTGTTAAAGCTGCCGTGAATTTTGCTGCTACTGGTCGTCAGTCGTCTGCTGCTGGTACTCCATTTAGTACCGATCCTGATTATTC